GCTTTCTGCGCGGCCTCCAAAAATCTGGATACCCTGCGAGCCGGGGGCACGGACGCGGTTGGCCCGCGCCGCCAGCATTCCATCCAGCCCCGCCACCGGCACCGCCCCCTGCGCCAACGCCAAAGCCCCCGTTACACCCGGCGAAGCCGCCTCCATAGCCGCCGCAAACTCAGCCTTCTGCGCCGTGTTCATAGTAAGGATGCTCATGCCGCAAACTCCAGATAGGTGCCGTCGCTGAATTGAAGGGGGGTGTTGTCGGAGAAGGTTAGGGCGTTCTCAGGCACAGGAGCCGCCCCGGTGGCGGGGGAACCAATGGAAAGGCCCAGACCAAGCAGCAGGCCGACCATTAGTGGACCTCCATCGGACATATGCGCGCCATAGCAGCGGTTGCCAATTCCGCCGCTGCACGGGCGGTTTGGCAATTCGCATATGGCTGGACGGTCGCACAGCCCGTGAGCATGATGTAGGCGATGGCGATCAGGCCCCAGATGGCGACCGATATCGGCAATCCGATGACGATGCCCTTCATGGCTTTGGCTCCGTCGCTGGAGGTTCGGCAGGCGGCGAATTGGCGAGAGACTGGCCCATCCGATCGACGCTGCGCTGGGTCCACCGCTCCTTGATCGCGCCGATGATCAGCGTGAGGACAACGAGATAGGCGGAGGGGTCGAAGTTATTGGGGCTACGGTGGATGCCGATGCCCATGACGATCGCCACGACTGCCGCGATGAACGCGAGCAGGCCGATTTCGCTGCCGTGGTCGGTCATTTTGATGGCAGGGAGTTTCATGCCCGCCCTCCCGCAATCAACGCATCCTGGATCTTGACCGCATAACCAGCGATCAGGTCATCCTTGTCGGTCCCGTTGATGATGCGACGCGCGTTAACGAACTGGCTTGGTGTCCCGGCGTGATCCTTGGCGATGTAACTGCCCAGCGACTTGCCGGTGAACCAGCCCGCCTCCATGCCGCGTACCATGATCTTGACCGCGATTTCGGGATCAAGGGCGAGGTCGTAATTCTTGATCAGCGCGCCGCCCAGGTTCAATTCGGTGTCGGCCCGCTTGTAATTGTCATGCCATGTGAGCTGGACCAGTCCGCGGCCATAGGGTACCTTGCCGGTGCTGTTGACCGTGCCATAGGCCTTGCCTTTGCCCTTGCCCCATTCCTCGATCGGTTTCAGGCGCGCTTCGTGCCAGGCGGTCGCCAGCGCATAGGCCAGCCAGCCATTGCCCCAGTCTGTGGTGTCGGCCAGCAGGCGGTTGACGATATCGACCTGCACGCCATCCAACACGCCGGTGACCTTGCGCAGGCCACCCCAGAACGCTTCTACGTTGCGGAAGCTGGCGCCGTTGGTCGGGACGCTCAGGCTATCCAGTAGCGCGTCTATACGGGCGACTTCGGCTTGGGTGAAGGTTGCACCGGCGCGTGCCGCTTTGATGGCGGCGAAGATTGGTTCACGCATTTTCAGGTCCCCTTGCGGCAATCTCGGCCGCGTGGATTGTTGCTTTTTCGGTCGCCTCTGCCGTCATCTGGGCAGCGCGCATTTCCTTGACCCGGGTAATCATCTCGCCTGCGCGCTCCGGGGAGACTTCCAGCATCAACATCACGGCGTCGAAGCATTGGGTCAGGTTGGCGATCTTGTGGCGATCCAACGCCCGTTCTGCGGCGTGGATGGCATCTTTATGCTCCAGCGCCTTTTCGAGCTTCTCGACCCGCGCCATCAGTCCGTCGCGCAACTTGGATTCCGCATCGCTGGTCTGTTTCTTCCATGGGCCAACTTGCCTGATGATCACGCCCATCAGTGCGACGAATGACGCCCATGCCCCGGCCGCCGTCCAGCCAAAGCCATGCGCTGTTACGGCTATGGGGGTGGGGTCGGTCATGAATGGATGCTTTGCTGGGTGAGCCAACGCCTGAACGACGCATCACTCAGATGCGCTTGCCATTGGCGCGCGCTTATCTGGCCGGAGCGGTAGCAGGTGAGGATCATGGCGAAATCGCTCATTTCTCCACCCACCCGGTGTTGCCGGTCCCCGACACCTTCAAGAACAGCTTGCCGACGCCACCGACGACGGCAGTGACCATCGTGCTGGGAAGGGCCGTCAAGACGCCTTCCGGGCTGCCGTTGATCCCGAATATCGCAGCCTGCACAAAAGCATCGCCAACGCGCCTGAGTATCTCCGCCTGGCTGTCGGTCCAGTTGGCGTTTTGGGCTACCAGACGAATGCCACCGACGCCTTTGATCGTCCCCACAGTGTCCACACCGAACGCGACAACCTCGGCCGTCTTGCCAGTGGTGTTGGATTGATCGGGATTGAACGGGCCAGCGACCTTTGGCAGCGCCCAGCCATTGCCCGGCAGGTTGGCGATGACTCGGTTGTTCTGGTTGAGGCCCGTACCGTCGGCGATAATCTCGAAATCGCTCGGCAGGAGCCGCACAATGTTGTCGTAGGCGAACACCCCGAAATAGGCGCAAGTATCGACAGCGCGCATTGTGAGGTCCGCATCAATGCCGTTGCCCTGTGCGATCTCTATGCCGGTGCTCGACGTCATGCCGGGGCCGCCCAGCTGCGCGTCGATGATCGCCGCGATCTTCATGTCCTGGTTGGCAATGTCTCCGCCATCGACATGGACGCCGATGAACTCGCCAGATCCATTTTGGCAGTAGATCAGCCCTGGCGTGATCGTCACCTGAAGGACGTTGTTGAGATAAATACCTTTGCCGCGCGTGTTGATATGCCAATTCGTCATGCTCAGCCAAGGCTCGGACGTGCCTGTATGCAGCTTGGCAACGCCGATCAGCACATCGACCGCCACATAGTTGTTGAGGATTGTGCCTTCGACCTGGTCGATAATATCGCAGCCGGTTTTGACCGACACCGCCATGCAGTTGCTGATCTTCACGTCGGTCGCTTCGCCAGCAACGCGGAAGCCGTAGGCCGTGCGGTTGAGATCGGCGGTCGGGCCGTGAATATAGCAATTTTCGACGACGGACGTCTTCGCGTTCTTGAGGTAAATCCCGCCCGACCAATATTTGTTGGGGTCGGCAAAATCGCTAATGGCCACGACATCGTCGATGAAGCACGTCCGAGCGTACAGGCCGCTGGGATTGCCGTAGCTAAGGCTGACGGCCGGGCCGCAGTTGGCGGCGCCCGCGATCGCTCGGAAGCCCCTGATGTCGATGTTGCTATCGGGAGAAAGGTTGGTGCCGACGAACAGGCCGCCGGCGCCCGTGAACAGGATGTCCAGAGCGCCGGAGCCGGGGCCGTAAATGCAGAGGTCCGCGTCCGGAATGATGACGCTGGTGGTCTGGGTGAATTCCTCGTCACCAAGGTAGAGCGCGCGGCCCGTTGAGCCGGCCGCGTTGACTGCGGCTTGTAGGCTGGTGAAGTCGCGGCGATCGATTGGCAGATCGTTCAGCTTGTCTTTGGTCGTCCGAGTGACCGCCCCGCCTTCCGCCTGCCGAAAGGCTATCAAGTCGGCACCTTTGTCGGGGGCGGGGGAGGCTGCGTCTGCGCGAAACGCCGGGTCGTTGCCGGTGCCACTCGAAAAACCCCAGCTTCCATCTGGTAATACGGTTGGGAATTGGCCCTCCGCGCCGCCGCCAATCGGGGCCTGGGGCGCGCGATCAATTTTCCCCTTCAGGTAGAGCGCCCTGACCACATCGCGGTCATTCACCTCATTGACGACTGAAGGCAGGAACGGCTGCCCGCTGGCAAACTCAACAGATTGAATGAAGGCTGGCTCCGAAACGACGAACACGTCGCCAACAAGCGCAAGTGGAGCAGTGCTGAAAGTGACGGTCCCGCCTTCAGATGCCAGCACCACCGTAAACAAGCCACCATCTGCGACGATTTCCGAACCATCGCTGGCCCGAAAGATGACCGCGACATCGGCAGTAGAAACCGCCTTGAATGTGAAGGGAAACGCGACCGTCACCCCATTGGCCGCGTACGGGCCGGAATAGGTATCGGTCGTGGAAACGGCCATGCACTTGCCTCCGATATTGGATGGCAAGGGATTAGAGGTTGCAGGGGAGGGCTTGAATCGACGGGGTTAGTCTTCTTTGATCTTGCCCTTGGTCAGGCCTTCCCACCAGTCGCCGAACGTTTCAGGCTCCTGATTGCCAGTGCTGACGTCGACCATGAACTGAGCGGCCGCAGCGACCTGGCCGGGGATAGGCGCTCCGACATAACCCGCCGTCTCCAGCGCATCGCGGGTCGCGCGCTTCGTTTCCTCGCCCTCGATCAGGCGATGGATGTTCTTAGCTGTGTTGACGACAGATCGCCCGACCCCGGATGCTGGCGTGAAATTATAGCCGAAGCCAGACGCCAGCCCGCCTGCAATATCTCGTACGACTGGAATTGGCCCTAGCGCCGATAGGCCCACCTTCTCCAGCGTCCAAAGCGTCCAATCTTCATCATCTTCAGGCGATCGGCCCGCGAGCAATTCAGATGCCAGCGCCGGGAAGAAGTAGAGCATCATCGTGCGGGCGAGCAGTCCGGGAAAATCCTTGACCGAACCCGTGCGGAATGCTGCACCATAGTCGCGCCCAAGTGTGCGCTGGCGCTGATAGAACGCGCTCATATAGCTGTAGAACATCGTCAGCAGCTTACCCGCTTCCCCCGCAGCGCCTTTACCACGCTGGATTGCCGCCAGATCCTTGGCCGCGCCGGAACCCTGCGACTGCCGGACAGCCTTGTCGGCGAATGCGACCGCATCGGTTTCAGTCGCACCCTCATATAACGCCTTGTTGTAAGCACCGATCCAACCGGCCGTCGACACGAACCGATCCATCATACCGATGAAGTAAAAGCCGAATTTCTTAGCGTCAGACAGAAATCCGAACTTGGATTGCTCGCGCTGGATGGCGTCGCGAATATCACGATCGAGCGTTTCCGTGCGGGCGGCAACCTCTTGGCTGGTGGCCAGAACATAGCGCATCGATTCGACCGGCGACTTGCCGACACGATAGATGCCTTCCGCCGTCCAGCGCGTCCCGATCCGCTCGGCCGTATTGAAGAAGCCAGCCAACTGCATCATCGTGGTCGACACACGGAAGCCCATACCCACAAATGTCGCGTTCGTCCGCAGTCCCTTCACCAACTTCTCGACTGCGCCCATGCCCTGCGCGTCATAGGCAAACTCATTGGCGATGTGCTGGAGCCATGGATTGAACTGCTTCTGAACATGCTCGCCCAGGGCGCTGCGAACGGCCGTAATGACCCGCTTATCATTGAGGAAGCGATGGGCATCAATGACAGCCTCGCGATGCGTGATATCATGGATGACCTCGCCGATATGCCGGGACAGCACTGACAGAGACAGCAGGACCGGGCGTTCTACTTTGGTCCGCTCGTTGGTCGATCCTGCGCGTGTATTGGATCGGCGATATGCGCTTTCAAACAACTTGTCACCACTGACTGCATTTTGCCGTTCGGTATCAAGTGAGCGGGTCGGATCATAGACGACGGGATAGTAACCTCCACGCAGCTTCTGCGCCGTGCGGCCGAAGCCAACCCACATCTCGCGCGCCTCGACCTTCTCAGGCTCCACGCCGTTTACTCGCCTCTCCAATGCCGCAATGTCGGGCCAGAGGGTGTCGATAATATCCCAGGTTTCCTGAACAAAAGACCACTCTTCGGGGGATAGTTCAGTGTTGAGCGCATCAAGGATGGACTGCTCGTTCCATCCATAACCCCCGGCAAGTTTGCGGATATTGCCTTCGTTGCCCATGTTCAGAGCCATCGCGATCAATTTGTCGCGCGTCATCACTGCGGGGCGTCCCGTCTCGGGATCGATCATGGTGAGCGTGATCTTTCGACCCCACCGCCTGCGCGTGGCTTCAGGTATCCTCATGCGCGCGACTTCCAACTGCCGCATCATATCGGCCGTCCGCAACCGCCGCTTTTCCTGCGCATCAACAAAGCGCTGAAAGACTACTCGGTTGAACACGCCTTTCGGCCCACGATCCAGCCAGTCGAAGACGGTTTCCATCTTGAGCATGGAGGCATCAAAGCTCAGCACGAAAGACTTTCCGCGATCGAACCAGCCTAGCTCATCGAATGAAATGTCGGACGGCTTCTGCGGCAAGCCACCAGCGGCCGTGATTGCCTCGCCAACAACCGCCTCATAGTCACGCTCATCCTTGGCATCGATCAGCTTTTGCTTAAGCCGCCCAAGGTGCATGATCTGCTTGACCGCCGCGTCCAACCCAAGAAGTTGGTCGACGGTGAGGCGGCTCCAGCTCGTTGTTCCCAGCGTGGCGGCAAATGAAGGCGGGACAATCATGTCGCGGCCCGCATCTTCTTGCTCGCGCGCCCAAGCCTCATAGCTTTCCTGACGATCAAGGAACCGGCCAGTCCGCTGCTTCAGGTCGACCTGCTCCAGCAGTCCCTGCGCGCGCTCCAGGTAATCCTGATCGATGCTGGCCATGGTCCGCTTCGACGCAACCTTGCCCAACCGGTTCAGCGCCCCTTCAATCTCGTCGGCGGTGCGCTTGGCTTCGGACACGAGCGCGTTGTTCAGCAACTGCGCCTGTTTCTGCCGGAAGGCCTCAACATTATCGCCAGCGACCACCGCATCAAACGCCGCCTTGCCAGCCTTGGATGCAGCACGCTGATAGCGCTGAATAGCCGATCGCGACGCCACGTCTGCGACACGGCTCGACCTTACTGTCCGCGTCGCCCAATCCTTCGCAATGCGATAAGGCGTAACCCGCTGGCCTGTCGAGCGAGCCAGAACACGCATTTCGGAGGCGATGACCTCGCCCTGTTGATCGTTATGGATAATCGCAAGCGCTTCCTCCTCGATCGTGCCATCAGTGAATGGGTCGCCGTAGCGCTCCAACATGAGCGCATCGACTTCCTGATCTATCAGCGCCTTGCGTACCGACCGCTGATCACCTCCTTCCCTCAATTGCCGACGTGCGGTTTCCACCCCCATAAGGGCGCGGACCATCTCATCGCCGGATGTGAAGCCGGACAACTCGGCTGCCTCATCTGGATTGACCCCACCGTCTTTGAAAATCGGGGGGACGTTCTTTGGGAGCATCGCAGGCGCGTCTTCGCCCAACGTCTCACGAATCCATACCGCATCCAGCGGCGCCTGCCTGGCAGCTGCTAGTGCGCGAAATTCAGGCCTTGCGTCTATGGATGCTTCCACATCGACAGCAAGGGCGGCGCGACGATCCTTATATTCCTTGGTTACGCGACGCTTGACCGCATTCATCACCTTGGCCAGCAGAGTATCATGAGCGGCGTCGCGCGCGCCGACAGCACTTTCCCGATAGGCCGCAAATTCATCATCGGTCATGTTCGTCGGCTTCTCAGGGAACAGTGCCGAAATATTCTGCGCCTCAGCCGCCGCAACGATTTCTTCGTCTGTCGCGATCATGCGATCCATGACAGCGCGGATTTCCGGCGTGATCGGGGCCTTGAGCCGGTCGATGCTGCGGTAGACCGCGACCAGCCACGACTTGAATGCCTCAAAAGCCTTTCGCAGCACCGGCGTCGGCGCCTTGCCCTCCATCAGATAGCGCTCGACCCCGCGCGCCCATAGCTCGTGGGCATCAACGGGAATCACGCTATCTGCGACAGCATGGCCTTGACCGGCGAACCATTGCTGAACCGTCAGCCAATCCGTCTTTAGCTGCTCAGTCGCGTCCGGATCAGCAGCATCATAGCGCAACTGCTCCAGCCACAGATGCCCGGTTTCATGCAGAAAGGTGGACTGGTCACGGGCCTGGAATAGTTCGATCACACTTGGTCCTTGGCCGAAGCCCGCAGACGGGAAAACGATGCGACCGCGCGGTCCGTCGTTTAGGGTTTGGTCGAACGCCTGGCCCTCAGCCTCTACCTGGTAAGCGGCAATGGCGTTCTTCACTTCTTTGCGCGTCGCCGTGTCGGGGTCGATCCCGCGGCTATCTAGCATCCCGCGCAATTCCTGCGCCGCATCCCGCAGCGTCTTTTCCTTGGCGGTCAGATAGCGGTCACGCCCGGCGACGCCTTCAGACACGGCGTCCAGCAGATCATTAGCCGATGGGCGATCGGCGAACTCAGGGAAATAACCCGCCTCCCACGCGCGCATGGCCCACTGATCGGCGCTATATTCGTTCTCGCCAAGCCCGCCTTGGTCGATCAACTCGCCTTGATCCTTGACCAACTTTCGCTTGCCCGGCTTACCCTTGTGCCACGCATCGGCGCCCATGGCCTTCAGATCGCCGCCTGTGTCGACAATGCCGCCGCCCTTCGCAATGAAGTCCATCAGCGATGGCCCCGCCGCCGTCCTGGCGTCTTTGCCACCCTTCATCGTTTCAATCAGAATGTCGGTATTGTCGGCGGCCTGCACCTGGGCAAGGGCGGGGGGCAGAATTTGCCGCACCTCAACAGGATCAAACTCTTGCCCCGTAAGATCGCGGCCCATGCGAGCGGCCCGCGTCACTTCGCGCTGGGTCAAAAGTTCAGCCTGCTGTATGGCCGTCGACGGGGTGAAGCCCGCATTCATCAGTTTGTCGGCAACGGACTGCCGGAGCGTTTCGCGCGGCTGCATATCAGCCCGCGCTTGCTCAGCCTCCTTAGCCGCCTGCTCAGACAAGTCATCCATGACATCAGCCATGGCGTCATCGAACGCCTGCGATTCGCGCAGGGACATGCCGCCAGCGGAAAGCCGCATATCATCCTTCAGTGCAGCCCATGCCGGGGTGTTGGAGATGCGCGCGGTCACTTCGCCGATCGGCAGCACAATATCGCCGCCCGTCGCATAGGCTTCGTCCACGGCATCGCGAAAGCTGTCGAACTCACCACTATAGCCTTCACTCTGCTCATAAGCGCGCAGGGCGTCGGCGGGAATGAACACGCGGTCGTTGCCTGTTTCGTCGCCTAGCTGCTGCGCCAGATCAGCCAGCGCATCCGGTGCGCGACCCGTCAGTTTCGATTTTGCCGCCGCGTCCGCAACATTGCCCAGAAAAGCGCTATTCTCCTGCGCTTGACTGGCCTCTTGTCGGCGCTCCAGCACTTTGGCGGTCACGCGGGTAGTGCGCTCTACAGCGCTCGTCAGGCCGACCGTCGCACCGACGCCGCCGATTGTTGCAGCCAATGTCTCGGCCGCCGCAGCTGGACGTTCAGCGACGAATTGGCTCAGCGACTTTTCAGGGTTGAGCGTAGCCCACTGGTTCAAGTCCTGAAGCAAGGTTGCCGCCTGCTCACCAGGCACTTCTGCCGCAAGCTGGCGCATCAGGGTCTTTCCCAGCGGAGACTTTGCTGCGAGATCGCCAACCAAGCGAGACACGGGCATCTTCTCGGTGATGAACTCGACCGCGCCTTGCGATGCGCCGTATAGGGCCGATCGCACAGGTGAGAGGCCTTTATCCCGCGCATTCACATATTCGTTACCGCCAACTGATGCGCCCATGATGCTGGCGCCCGCTCCGGGGCCAGCCACCATGCCAACACCAACAGCCGCCGCGGAAGTGGGGAGGCTTTCCACTCCCTGAAGTAGATTGCGAGCCAGCCAATTATCGACTTGGGGCCGCGTCTTGTCTGAACTGACTTTATCGGCCCGTTGAATACCAAGGGCGGCATCGGCGATAGGCTTGAACAGGGCGTTTGTCTCAGGGCTGATTTGCGCAATGTTTTCGGCCAGGCCACCGATCGTCCCATAAATACCGCCTAGCGCCGTATAGGTGCCCGCCTTGAGCGTCTTGCCCAAATTCTTGACGCCGTAGAACGCCTTCCCCAACAGTCCGAGATTGTCGTAATCGTCGGCAGCAAGTGCAGCATTCCCAGGCTTAGCCGACCATTTGCCGATCGCGGGATAGGCCTGCATCGCAGACTTCGCGCGGGCTGCCCGCGCCTCAGCTTCAAACGCAGGCAACTGACCAGCAACGACAGACGGCGGCAGTCCGCGCGCCTCTGCGATCGGTCGCACACGCGCCTCTTCATCGGGCCTGGCGACCTTGATCCGATAGGACAACTCATCGTCGCGCTGGCGTTGCAGATCCGCTTCGAACGGATCATCGGACGCAGCAGGCGCGGCTGTCCGCGCGCGCATCTGATCAAGATATTTATACGGGTCCGTCGCCATTACCAATACCGCCCCTTGCCGTTGCGGTATGTCTCCGCGATCTTCTCATCATCGGGCGCGGTGCCGTAGATTTTCTGATAGCTATTCACGATGCGCTGCCGGACATTCTCAGGTACGTCCTTCGCGCCCAGCTCGTAGCGCGGCTTGGAGCGCTCAGCCTGCCCGGTGCCTATGCCCAGCACCGTCGTGTTTACCTTGAACGTCACGTCGCGGGTTGCCGACTGATAGGCGCGGTATAGTTCATCGTCGGTTGGATTGCGCTTGCCGCCCGTGATGGCGCTGACCTCGCCTTCCATGATCTTTTGCACAGCGACGCGCTTTTGTCGGTCCTTTTCCTTGTTGCCGGTCAGGCCATCCTCGACACCGAACGTGCTGATCGTGCTGGCGACCTTGGACCGGATCGACTTGTCGGGATCGCCCTTCACGATCTTGGCCTGCTCGACCAGTAGCCCCTGCATTTCGGCACGGGTTATGGATCCAGCATATTTGCCCAGCGGCTCCTTCGCGAACTTCTCTGGCTCTAGGATGCGCATCAGTTCAAGACTGGTGGTGGTGGCGCTATTGGCGACAGGCTCCTTGGGCTTCGCGTTCGACTTAGCCACACCCATATACTGCCGCGCCGCATCTGGGTTCAGTCCATTGCGGATGCTCGCTGGCATTTGCGATATATCGGTAAAGCCCGCGCCCTGCTTCAGAACCCATTCGCTTGCGGATCGATCGGCATCCTGCTCCTGCCGCGATTTCAATTGCTCATCGAAGCCGATGCGATCCTTGGCCGCCTCAAGCACAGCATCACGCTGCTCCAGCGACCAGCCTTGTTTTTCCGCCTGACCATAGATGCGCTGCGTGATGTCCTGCAAGTCCCAGCGCCGCGCTGAAGGCGAGACAGCACCACCGCCACCGTCGCCCAAGACGATATGCCAGTGGTCGCCCGTCGCGTGCTTGGAGCGTCCAGCGCCGGTTTCATTCAGGGCTTCGATGACCTTGTAACCCGCGCCCTCAACGCCCTTCACATACTGGTCGAACGTCATGCCGGGGATTGGCTTTACATCGACGGCTGCATGGCTCTGAGTGTGCCACGAACGAGGATTGGCCTTCGACAGCGCGTGATCCTTGGGCCGATAGGTCGATGTGACATTGGCCGATGGAAATAGCGCTTTGATCGCCGCGCCCCCGTCAGCCACCGGCGCGCCAGCGACACCCTTGCCAGGCTCGCCACCAATCGTCGGGAGCGCTGCAATCGCGGTGAATTGCTGCTCAGCCCAACGCTTCTGCATCGGGCCAGCCAGAGACGCGGACAAGGACGCTTCATCCCCCGTGCTGAGATTATCCTTGTGCGCTTCAAAATATGCGCTTGCCATGTCGATGTCTTTGTCCGCCAAGTAGCGATTCACGATCGCACCATGGGCCGTCGAGACGGCCTTGCGCTCCTCCGACGCTATGATTTCAGGATCGCCCAGCCCAGCCATTTCCGCATTGGCACCAGCTTGCGCCTTCGCGCTGGCAATGAACTCCGACCGAGCCGCTGGATCACTGGCAGCCACCGCGCTTTCAATGAAGTTGCCCAGTTTGGCCTTGCCAGTTTCCTGCGCATAGACCTTGGCCTGACCCACCGCATAGCTGGCAACATCCGTGACGGCCGACTGGCGCAACCGTGCAAGTTGCGGCTCGAGAAAGCGTTTCGTTCGCGGGTCAGCCTGTCCAAGCACGCCGTTGATCGCATCGTCCAGCGACTTATCGACAGTCGGGCGCGCATCCAGCGCCAGCTTTCCCGCCTTTGTCTTATAGTCCGCTACCGCTGTCGACGCGGTGGAATGGGCGGTCAGATAGAGATTGTCCGCGTTCGTTTTGGCCAGTGTTTCCTCAATCTGGAACTGCGCCTGCGCATACTCCGACACCACCCCGCCAGCCTGTTGCAGGCCGCGCCCGATCGCGCCCGCCGCGCCACCGTCATTGTCAGCAGCACGAAACCGCGCGCCTGTAGTCTGGACCTGGCCGACCTGGGGAGCGCCATATTGGGGGATGCGTGGCATAGGCTTGCCTCTTGTGCGGATGGCAAGTAGCTAGAGGGGATGGCAGACAGCTTGAATCGACGGAGCATGAAGACGGATAGCGGAAAGCTTTTTCTGTCTGCTTGGCTGTTCGCTATCGGATATTATCTAGCGCAAGGCAGGCTGCATGTCGTTGGGGCGCTAGGCTTCTGCTTGCTGCCGTTCTGCTTTGGGTTGGCAGTCCTGTTGTTGAGCAAGGGCAGTGACAATCGGCTACGCAATGCTGTGGTAGCGGTGGGCGCAGTTACGCTGATCTCCCTGTTTGGTAGTACGCGACTATGAAAACATACTTGAAACAATGGGTAACAACTCTCGTTGCGCTTCCATTGACAGCTTGCGCAACCAGCCCCACCAACGTTTATGGAGGGCTGCACGGCCAGGGCGTGACGGGTAATGAGGTATCCGTCATCGTTTCCAATATTTGGAACGAGATGGATGGCCTGAAGTTAGCGGACGCGCACTGCAAACAATATGGAAAGGCGGCCCGACTAAACCGGTTTGAAAATTACAAAGCTAGCTATGATTGCATCGCCCCCTAGCCGCCTACCATCGGACGCAACTGCCGATACTGCTTAGCCCCACCCAGCGCAGTCGTCCCCATGTCGAACATACCCTTGACCAGCGCGCCGGTCGCCGCCTGCCGTGAAGCCTTGGCCTGCGATCGGTAATTGCTGCTCTCGATATTCCGGCCCAAGACATTCTCAGCGCCTTGGTCATAGATCCGGCGCACATCCTCATTGGCCAGCATGTCGGTATCGGCGGTCAGATCAGCGGCATTGCCGAAATTCACATCAACCCCGCCCGCTGCCATGGCGACACGCTGCTGGCCCTTAAGCGCGCCGACGCGGCGATAGTGCTGGAGCGCGGCGTCGCGGGTATTCTCTTCCTCCCGCCTTGCCGCCTCGTTCGCCAGTTTGGCGTTCTGATCCGCGACCTGGGCCTGATAACGGTTTTGCGCATTGGCTTGCAACGCCGAAAAGCCGGTGCCAATGGTCGCCGCAGCGGTTGCCGCAATGGTCAAGGTGACGGGATCACACATCGCGATTCATCCAGAAATGACGGAAAGGGACGCCGCGCACCATTTGCTCCTCAGGCTCGACCGTGAAGCCCCAGCGCCGCAGCAGCGCGATAGCCTTCCGGTTGGCGCTGGACACTAGATTGGAGGCAAGCCAGCGTGAATCGACGCAGCGTCGCAGCATAGCTGGCCCCCAGGACAGGAGGATGCGGCCTTGACGATAGACTTCATCGGTGCCGAGAAACCAGACCGTGCACTGCCGGTCAATCGCTGACACTGTGACCGCGCCGAACATGGCTTCGGGCCGTCCATCGACCAGAGCGGTATAGCAGCGATCCGACAGCATGAAGCCGTTGCGTAGCGCTTGCTTGGGGCTATGGCCCATCGCCTCACATTCCTCTTGGTCTATGCCACGCATCCGGCTTGCGATCGGTCCTATATGGGTGACGCGCGCCGGGACGACCTCGATCCTACCCACCGACAATCGCATCCAGATAGACGCCCAGAAGGGTCAGGGGCAGTGGATCGGTCTGCTTGATATAGACGCTGGCCTCACCCGCGACGACGTTCGTACTGTCGATGACATATTTACCCTCAAGCAGCGTGTCGACAGCGCCCCAATCTTCATCGGCACGCGGCTTCATCTCATAGGTGGTGGGCTGCAATCCGTCAGACTTTCCCGCGCCCACTTCGACGTTGCGGGTCCGACGAAGGTGCAACACGATCTCGCCCGGCTGCTGCTTGCGGCCTGCAATCGCGCCTTGCCCGCCCTGAAACATAATCGGCATCGTCTGAATATCGACATCGAAAGGCAGCCCGAACGTAGCCTTGCGCGCGGTTCCAGCGCTCGATGGCAAAACCACACGGCCATTCGTGACGGTCAACCCCTCGACCACCGAGCCGTCAATCAAGCCCCAGACCGTCATGCCCTCCAGATGCCACAAGCCTATGAAGGTGTCGGTCGGATCATCGAAAGCGAAGGACACAGCGCAATCGAGATAGCAGCAATCCTCGATTGCTGCCCAGCGCGCCACCGCCATGCGCTCGATGAACGTGCGGCTCACCCCGGCAATCTCACGCCGCACGACCAGATAGACGCGATCCTCACCGCCTTCGCTGATCGCGCAGCAGGACAGAACATCCCCTTCCGTCTCGCAGATCGTCCAGCCCCAAACCTGTTGGGCTTGCTCCCAGGTGAAGCAGAGCAGCTTGCCATCGCTACGCACAGCCCACACGACAGAGCGCGGCTCCTGCGCGTAGCACCAGGATACGATGTGCATGTCTTCGAAGAAATGCGGGGAGAAGATCGTGACATCGTCGGAGGTCAGGCCGTCAACCTCAAATTTGTAATTGATCGAGCGGACGCCAGAACCCGTCGAAGGCGTATAGAACACCACATTATCGACCACCAGCGGCGATAGGCGCGACGATCCGCGTCCGATCTGTCGACGCACGGTCGGAGGCGGGGAAGCTGTCAGATAGCCGCCATCTGCGCCTGCCTCGACCACGAACAGGCTATCCGATGTCAGGGCCAGCAGTGAGGAGGTGGCGACAAGTTGGTTGACCGCATTGACGCGCCCAGCGTTCGCCGCGACCGCGATGCTGTCATCGGCGCGCAATGGGCTGGCCTGGTCGAAATTCTCGAACTCCGCTGACCGGCTACCCCATATTGCGTTCGGATTGTTGCGCGATCGGCCCAGCATCAAGCGCTGCTCAAAGAAGGTGACCGCCGAGGGATAATCGCCCGCGCCACTGAACGGATTATAGGCTTCAGGCGGCGCTTTATCGAGGGCTGGCCCGATATTGTCGTCATTGAACTCAAGCGTGTTCGTCGTGCCGATATAGCCGTAAAACTGACTGTTCTGCGCCTTGTAGACATTGTACCGATCCGCGCCTGCCGATGCCGACCATTCCAGGAAGTTGTAATTCCGCTTGAGGGTTAGATCGTTATAAGCCGTCACGTCGGCCGCAGTCGGGCGGCTTTCGAAGCCGTCAATGTCCACCGCCGTAATTGCATATCGCGCATTGGTCGGGAAGAACGCTGCACCGCCATTTTCGCTGTCTGTGTTGGGCGTATTGACGGTGACGGTCAGGCCGGTTGGCGCAACCACCTTTGGTCCCAAGCTGACTGTTGAGAATGCCCAGCTATCATGCGCATAGCGAACCAGCTTCGTCAGCTCATGGTCGATATGCGCCATATACATGGTGTCGGCCGTCTGCTCGGCATCCAACTCGGCAAGCTCAACGCCGTTGAACGGAGAGCCGACACGGACAACGCGCGCAACGCCCATTATGGAATATCCTCGTTAGGGCCAAGCGGGCGACCGCCGCCGCCTGTAACGGGCGGATCGGGGGGCGTGACAGGGGGCGGAACAACTGGCGCGACAGGATCAGGATCAGGCTCTACCGTCCGCGTGATGCCCCCCGTTGCCGCAGTGAATGATCTCTTGCCCGTCGTGTCAGCGGCAATTGTGAAAACACCGTCATTGACCACGGACACAACGGTCCAGAAGCGATTATTGAGATAGTCGCCCAGATCACCCTCGATCCCCGAAAGGAATACCTCATCACCCACAGAATAGCCGTGGAAGGCGGCGCTGATTTGCGCGACAGCGGCGTTCGTGATCGCCGTGATGGCCAGTTCCTCGTTCAGCACCATGCCGCCGCCACTGGCTACGCGCATATAGCCTTGCCCCATTTCCAAGGCATAGGTCTGCTCAAACGAGAATTGGAACGGCAGCAGGCGCACCGGCTCGCTGGCGTCACGCACTTCGGCAACGAGCCGGGTGCCGGGGCGCTTGGTCAAGCCGCCATATTTAAGGACTATGACGTTGCGGGCTTTGCGCGCCGACGAGGAATAGGCGTCCACATCGAATCGGCCATACAGATCCGGCGCGATCTCGCCCTTGCTAAAATTGGGAGACGCAAGCCGGTAGCCCATCAGACAGACAGGCCCATGCGCGCATATTCGACCGGGCTGATATAGTCGGTCTGGCGACGTGGATTCCGGTTCTCGCTTGCGGCGACAGCACGCTGCCGGGCAATTTCGGCCTGCTTGATCAGATCGCCTTTCAACTCGCGGCTTTTCTTGATCGGCATGGCGAGACGCGCGGCAAGTTCCAATTCCACCGCGCGCGCGGTCAGCGAGTCTATGCGCGCCTCCTCGACCGCATTGCGCTGATATTCGAGGATGGCGCTTTCCTCGTTGGAATAGATCGCGCCCTCCGACAGAAGAAAGGGACGAGGGCCAAGTGCATCCCATTCGGGGAAACTGTAGGGGCCAAATTCAGGTAGGTTGATGGCCTGTGTTGCGACGAGTGGCACGATGTGCAGCGCGACGGAAAGGTCCGATGGTCGGGCATAGCGATAGAGCCATTCACCAAAGCGATCGTTGGTGGTGAGGGCCAGTCCGACACGGCGGATCGCGAAGTCAAACTCGGTCCACGTCAGCATCTCGGCCAGGACTTGCGGATAGAAGCGCAGGCATTCCCGCCCGCCTATGGACCGCTCATCCAGCGAATTGATGGGGTCGGCCGCAATCTCGGCCAGGGCATTGTTGCACAGGGTCAGACGGTCGGCCATGGCGCGGTTCTATGGCGGCGTGCACAGCCGTTGAATCGACTAGGCGTCACTCCGCTGGATCGCAATGCAACTGAACGCCGTGCCGGTCACGGATGCGCCGAAGACGTTGAAGCCGGTCAAGGATGCGATGAGCGTGTTCACGCCGGTGATGACGCCAGTGAGCAGCGAAACAAGCGACAGAGTGGTTTGCGTCGGCAGCACTTGCGACCGCCACGCGCGTATCACGGCGCCCGTATAAGCGCCCGATGGCGTCGGCGTCATGATTTCGCGGACCCAGCTTTCTACCTTGAATGTCGCAGGCATTGTCTGGGGCGGCGCCGTGCCGGGGATCTCGGTTATCACCATTCCCGGTGGCAGGGTAAAGGTGCGGGTAAAGGCGACTGTTGCAGTACCGTTCGCGAGTATCGTCCCGGCCGTCGTGGAAGATAGGCGTGGGTGCTGATGCTTGGCACCAAGCACCTTGAGGCCGTCGACGCCTGGTTGCGGGTTGACCGCCTCTGGCTGGGGCATGTCGGTGGCGATCGTGGGGACGGTGGCAGCGAGTGACGTCAGCGCGGCCGTGGACGCCTTACCAGACACCGTAGAGGAAAGTGCGGCGAGCGTCGCCGCGTCCGCTTTCGAGGCAAGCGCGGTTGCATCAGCCTTGTCCGCCAGCGCTTGTGCTACAGCCGCTGTGTCTGCCTTTGCCTGCAATGCGGCAGCGTCAGCCTTCTGTGCAGCCAGGGTGTTCAAATCAGACTGTGACGCCTTGGAATTCAATGCCGTAACAATGCCGCCAACGGTGCTGGCGTTCGCTTTCTTTTGATCCAGCGCGCTGATCTGTTGCTCAATCCCGCTGGGATCAAAAGCCGGAACAGGGCGGGGCGGCACAGTCTGCACTGGCCGCCCCGGTATTTTGCTGCGGTTGAGTTCGCCAGCCATCAGGGATATCCGATGAAGCCTGATGCCGTGGTGCCAGTGGTGTTGATGCCCTTCACTATGCACTTTATGGCATAGCCCGCAGGAACGTTCGGCAAAACCACCGTTTCCCCTCGTGCATTGACGAACGATACATTGCCCCCCGTCAACACATCAACCCAGCGGAATGGCCCCCCAACAGTGTCGGTCGTGTTCGCCGGCGTGATGGGAACGGCTGTGTACGAAACGTCGATAGGATAGGCCATAACTGCTCCCATGCGGAAATGGGCGACCCGAAAGCCGCCCTATCCGTTACTGCGTGCGATCCTTGTCGTTGGCAGCCTTGATCGCTGTGATCAGGTCTTCCTTCGACAGCCCGCCAGCATTGATGCCATGATCGACCGCCATTGCTTCCAGCGCAGCCTTGGACAACTTGGTCAGATCGACGTCACCAGGTTGCGGATCGAGCGCCTCCTCGATCGCACGCGCCAGTTCGGGCTTGCCGTCGACGCGCTCCATCCACGAGCCGACAGGGAAACCTGCCGGGACCAGGCCGTCAGGCTCAATCAGAAGCCCGCCGACATATCCGCGTTCGGTGGCCCGATGCGTATTCGAGCCAGTGAGGTTGGGTTTAGCCATATCTTGGTCCTCCTCAGTTCGTCTGCGCGCCAGCCACAACGGCGGCGAACAGTTTGCCGGTCGTGGGCGCGGTGCCGTTTACGTCGTAGTAGAGCCGCACATACTGCTCATCGACACCTTCGGGCAGTTCCGAGGGGAACTTGAGCCGGGCGCCGAGCGTCAGTTCCGCCAGCGGATAGGTGCGCGATGCGACCTCCTTGGGCGAAGAGAACGCCGCGTTGTCATCGACCTGAAGCGACAGAACCAGACTTGTCAGGTTGTTGAAAGCCTCCGTTACGGAAATCCACAGCGGGATCTCCGTGCCGATACCGATGTCACGGCGAACCGGCGCGGAGTGACCGTATGCCGTCCCCGCCGCGCCGATATTCAAGTTGTTGGTCGATCCCGCATCAGCGGTGACAGGCTGACTGTCGCTGAAGATCAGGGTAGCGTCGATAATCATGGAATTTCCTCCTTGCGATGCCGCCGATCAGACGACGCGGGCTTCAGTGTTGAGAAGAGCGTCCGTCACCTCGATCGGGATGCCGCGATAGGACTGGACCATGCGGCCCTCCAGCTCCATGGGCTTGAGCATCAGCGCTGGGTTGCTGGAGTTGGTGCCGAGCGCGTCGAGTGCCTGGAGAACGCCGCGGTTCATATAGATGACCGTGCGGCCCTCGACCGACGCATTCTCGTTCAGCTTGCCGCCCGCCCCCATCATGGCCGTCGCATAGACGCCCTGAAGCTTGTAAAACGCCTGCCGCAGGAGTTTGTAGAGATCGACGGTGCCCGCGTTCATGTCCGACACATCGATGTTGGCGACGCGCGAGTTGTAGCGCCAGTCACGCACCGCGACACCCAGATGCCAGCGGAACAACTCTTCCTTGACATAATAGGCGTTGCCGTTGGCGTCGGTGACGCGCTGCTCGCCCTTGTCTTCGCGCTGGATCCCCGCCTTGGTCCCCTTGGGATGGATAAGGTGGGTCGCCTTCTCGCTGTGCGTGACGATTGCGATGGACGTGTTGTCCGAACCAGTGCCGCCACCATCGACAATCTGATTGCCGGCACCGCTGCCGCCAAGGGCATTGTAGCGAGCGAAAAGACCCTTGAACTTTTCCGGCGTGGTCGTCACGTCATGATAGAAGAAGCCTGTTTCAGCTTCCTGCACCATGGCCTCCAGAAACGCTTCACCCTCTTGAAGGCGCAGCGCCGCAGGGTTCGGCGAGATTTCCAGCAATCGAGTATCGACGGTGGACAGGCCCTCGACAAACCCCGTCGTGTCCGTCACCGCAGCGCGGCCCGACTTGCTCTGTGGGATGCCCTGATAGAGCCGCCCCCAGGTCACGCTGGGCAGGCCGGTCCGAATCGAATGCTGGTGAATGGTGCCTTTGTTGGCTTCGACCGTGAATGCATTGCGCACCACCGGCGAGAGCCGCGACAGAACTTCCACGACTTCCGCAGAAGCCGCATCCCCACCCGCCCTGAACATGTCGATCAGATTGAGGTAGGACGAGCCGAGAGTAGCCATAATTTACGCTCCTTCCTTCCTTACGTCGTTGGGGTAGAGAACCTCTTCCCGCGACTGTTTTACCTGCGCGCCCGCATCAGCGCGCACGAAGTCACCATCCTCGCCAACCATTCCGCCGATCTTGGCCATGGCCTTGATCATCTCCGGGTGGTTGCCGAGGCCAGTTTCGTTGAGAAGCGTCCGCAGCGCAGACCCTTCGCCATATCCAAGGGCGTCAAGGCCGCGACCGGCTGTGTGCAGCGTGGCATCCCACTTGTTCCCGCCGATTTCCGGGTCCGCCTTGGCCTCTTCCAGCCACGCCTTGCGCTGCTGGTTGCCCTGGTCGATAAATTGCTGGACCGTCGCGTCCTGCGTCTTGGCGATCAGGCTCTGCGCGAGTGGCAGCACCTTGCTTGCCGCCTCGTTCGAAAGGCCCAATTCCTTGAAGATCGGCGTCGCTTCCGTCAGCATATCGGCATCAATCGTCATGCCTTCGGGCGCGGTCAGTTCGTACGCCTCCGGGACGACGGGTGCTTCTGGCGCGGGGTCGGCAGGATCGGCAGCGTCAGGCTTCTTGCCGCCTAGCGCGGTGTCATCACCGTCATCGTCGCCGCCAGCAGGAGGCGCAGGATCAGTGGGAGGCGTGACAACCGGATCAGCATCATCCGCAGGCGCAGGATCGGCGGCGGGCGCAGGATCGCCAGTCGGATGATCCGGCGCGCGCATGTAACGACCGACGCGCCGCTCCATCGCGGTCATCGCGACACCAGCCAGCAGGCTATTCCGGGATTTCGTCATACCGATCCGTCGCACTCTTCTTCTCCTTTGGGGCTGGGTTCGCTTCCTCGCGAAGCACCGCAATCAAGGTCATGATGTTAAGGGGGTGGCGGAGCGATGCCGGTTGGCCCGTCTCCACGTCGCTGAGCATCGCGAACACTTGGCTGCGACGCCCCTCTGCAAATGAGAGATCGCGTCCATCAGCCCCGGTCGTTGCTTGCGACAAAATTCCGGCGCTTTGAATCGACCGCCAGAGGAAGCGACGAAACGCGGGCAGCTTCATCAACTCGCCCATGTCGGTTTCTTGCTGGGTCATCCGAGCAGCGTGTCCAACATGGACTGGCCGTTGACATCCGTTTCAGACAGTAGGCGCGCACCATCAGCGCCTTGCTGCAGGGCCGGGGCCATCTCTGCCATCTTCGCCATGTTTTGCTGCTGGGCGCGCTGCTGGCGGATCTTTGCGACCTGTTCAGCGGTGCGGATCAGTTTCGGCGGTGCTCCCGCCCGATCCGCATACTCATCAATCATCTCATCGGTATCGAGCTTGTCGATGGCCTCGGGGAACACGCCAGCCAAGTTGCCGATGAAGGACGCGGTGCGCTCGATCTGGCCCAGACCGACCATGCGCTGCATCTGGGTCAGGATCGACACGAACTCCACCTTGATGTCGCCCTGCTCCTGCATTGCCTCAGGCACAAGCGGCAGCATCCCGCCGCGCATCATGATCCCGAACACGCGGTCAATGGCGACGTTCAGCTTCTCGGTGTTGACGCGCTCGATGGTCGGGCCAAGCTGGGTCAGCTTTTCCTCGTTGCGCGCGGCAATTTCCTCGATATTGCGCGGTTGAACGCCCGGCATATTGGTGATTGCCATGAACAGTTCGGCGTAGGAGGTGGCGTCGATCTGGCGATAGAGCCGATCAATCTCGATGCCGATGATCTGCGGCGCTTGATATGGCACCTGATACGGCACCAACACGCTATCCTTGTCGACATCAGCCGCCGACACGATGTTGCCAGGCTGGCCCGTCAGTTTCAGGCCGGGCTTGACCACCTTCTCCGGCTTAACGATGTGATCAATCGCCTCGTTGCGGCGCTTGACCTGCATCTGGAGTTCACGGATCGAGGCCAATCCCTCCATCGCCGGGGAATAGCCGTAGGTGTCCGATCCCGTCGTGTCCCAGCGTGGCGCATAGAATGGCTGATCGTGATAGCCATCGACCCGCAGAATCTTGTCGCGGCTATCTTGCTCGTCCCAATAGACCGAGCGGAATTGCTTGGAGAACGGATTGCCCGGCTGCCAGTCGGCATTCGGCTCGATGGCGTGGAACACATCGACCGTTTCGTCGTATGCCCCGCGATCATAAAGGCTGCGAACCGTGGTGGAGACACGGTCACCAAACGACTGCACCGCCTGCCGCACCGTCATGGGGCAGCGGCGATAGAGCGTGTCTGCCACCATCGCGTCCGACTGCGCGATCCAATATTCGCCAGCGGTGAGGGCGTGGCACACCATGCCGAGCGATCGATGCTCGACCATGACGCAGGCCTCGGTCCCGAACAGGCCCATCTCATGATAGCCGGTCTTGGCCGCGCCGTAGAAGTTCGTGGTGGCGAAGAACGCGCCCATGCGGCGCTCGACCTCCGACAGCCAGTAGCGCACATCAGGATCATCCATCAGCGCTTCGTCATAGGCCGCCAGCTTGAACCATGGCCGCGACGGCGACGACAGGCCGGATGTCATGCCATTGGCCAGCGTCCGATAGCTGGTGATCGCATATTCGTCGTAGAGCTTGGCATTGCGGACACGGCGCGCGGACTTGTTCGTCTCGCTGTTCATGAACCGGGAGCGCGCAGGCTGGGCAAAGCGCGCGATGTCTTTCCATTCGGCCTCGTAATCCTGCCGAACAGACTTCATGCCCGAAAGCCGTGTCTCACAGTCCTGACGGATGGAGGACATCAGCCGAGCGTGTTGGATGCAGCGGAGGTGTTGGCAGTGCCCAGCGCGCCGGACGGGCTGGTCATCATGCCCGCTATCGTGGCCCGGCGCTTGCGGCGCGCGTCGCGATCCTTGTTCGGGTCCGCGCCCTCGTCAGGCAGCTTTACCGACTGCCGCTCAGGGACGGTCGGAACATCAGGGGTCGAAGTGCAGATGGCCTGTCTCCCGCGTCATGGCGGGAGCAGGGATATGGGTTAGGGTGTTGGGGTTGAATCGACGGGGTGGCGCATGATGATCTCATGCGGGCCGAGCGGCGGAATCTCGTCATCGCAACGGGGAAGGCCGAACATCATGTCAACTCTGGTTGCCACGACGCGCGCGCCATGAGGGACGGGGATTCCTTTGGTCATATCGCCCACCGCCTCGCAGTAGGTGCCGTGGTGCCAGTAGCAAACCACATCCTTGCGTTCAGCCATCAATCCAACTCCTTATACCGATCAGCAGCCCCAGACTGCCCATAATTCATGGGGTTCAAATAACCCGGCACGGCACGCGGCTGCACAGGCTCTGCGAAGGTGCAGGCAAGCGCATCAGCATCATCGGGCGACGGCAGCAGGCGCGCCTTCATATGGACCTTCTTTTCCAGCAGGATGGCCTGGTCCTCATTGAACCCATATTCCGGCCCGATCAGGTCATCAGCCAGCCCTTGATGGTCAGGGATAGCGCCGCCCGCCAGCCACTCGCGCATATTCGTCCACATTTCCGCGCGCTTGTTGGCGACACGCACCACGGCCCCATTGAACCGAGCGTTGCGGACCTTGGTTGACCCGAACCATACTTCAAACACAGGCACGTCAGGCAATAGCTGGCGGAGACGATCAATGACAGACGCGCCGATGTTACCCGCATCTACAAAGATCGCGTCAGGCTTCCAGATCGCCGCCTCCAGCGCAATGTCACCGGCCAACGTCATGCTGTCCATGTGATACCAGCGCTTCCATGGCCGGGTGCGCGCGTCGCGACCGCAGCGGATCGCGAGCGTGCTATGGTCATCACCAAAGCGCGCGCAGTCGACGCCGAATATGACGGGATCAGAGCCAAGCCCAGCGCCAACATCACGGACCCGCGCAGCATCAACCATATCGCCGGGGATGAACTGCATGGACGATGCGGACGGGAACATGCCGCGGACGCGCACCTTGGCGATGTCGCTGTCCACGCCATAGGTATCGATGATCTCTTGCAGATAGGTCTTATTCGTCCCCTCGACCTCGCGGCTGTCGATCTGCTTGGTCTTCCACAGGTTGCGCAGCTTGCCGAACAGTTCTCGGAATGTCCCGGTGTTGAGCGTCGGGTTGCCGAAAGCGAGGAAAATGATCTCTGTGTCTTCATCGGTCAGCGCGCCAAGGATGACCTCCCATACCTTCGCATGAACGCCGCTCGCTTCGTCCAGGATGACGATGATGCGCTTGCCCTGATTATGCAGGCCCGCGAATGCCTCCGTGTTGTTGACTGACCATGTGACAGCATCGGCGCGCCACGATTTCTCATGCCCAGGCGCGTTGGAGATCAGCGCCGTCGCGGTCGCCTTAAACCAGTCCTTCGTGATCGAGAGATTATGCCATTTCGTGATTTCCGGCATGGTCTTGGTGAGCAGCTGGCCCTCGGTGTTCGCTGTGAACACGATGCGGCAATCGTCGCAGGTATCCAGACCCCACTTCACCACCATGGAGATCAGCGCGGATTTGCCGATGCCGTGGCCTGATGCACGGGCGATCCGGCATGGCGTGAAGCGCGTCAGTGGATTTGATAGGTGGTCGCCTATGTCGGTCAGGACTTCGCGCTGCCAAATGCGCGGGCCGTCAACGTCCTTCAGCGACCCTTCGCCCCATGGATAGGCGTAGAGCGCATGGCCCAGCGGATCATGCGTGAAGGAGCCGATGTCATCGACTAATTCGGCCAATACATTAGTCGCGGCCATCTACGACCTTCTGCCTGCGAACCGCAAGCATGGCCGCGAAGTCGATCGTCTCGCCGCCGCTGGTTACGTCCATCTTGTCGCCGTAGCGCTTGGGATCCCATTTCGAGAGTAGCTTGAGTCGGGTGTCGACACGAAGTTTTGACCGGCTGATCCATTCGGTGTCCGCCATCTCCTGCCCGTCTTTACCGACCTTGGTGTCGTTGCCGGTCGCGTCCGCGATTTCGAGGCAGTCAGCCGCGATGGCATCAAAACCAACCTCGCGCGCGCGCGCATATGCGATGGCTAAACTTTCGTCTGAGTTCACCCACTTCCCCCATGCAACCGGCGAGGGAAACTTGTCATCGCTTCGGCAAATCACAGCCAAGGGTTCACCCTGAGCAATGCGCTCCAATATCTCTTCCTCGATTTGAGGTGACCGTTTACCCACGCTCCTTCTCCACCTGCCACCCAACGAAAACCAGATCAGCCAGAGCATCACAGATCGGGATGCTGCGGCTCGCTGCCCACGTCATGATCTGCGCGGCCATATCGGGTTGACGCGCACGAACCGCAGCGACTGCCGGTGTTGGCATATCGCGCGGACGATCGCGCCAGTGCGGCGCCGTCGAAATAGGCATCGCCGTGCATTTGCCCGTCGCAACGATGCAAACCTGCCGTGTGCGTTGGAAGCGCTGGACCTGAATCAGGCCTTTCTCCTCCAAGCGGCGAATTGTGTGCGGGGGCGTGCTGTCGGACGAACAACCCATGATGGCCATAAGATCATCGTTGCGTGGCGCTGGCTGGCAAGCCTCAGCGGCGGCGTTGAGCGCCTGAAGCACAATGCGCTCTCGTTCGGTCACTTCGATCATCTGCCCAACACTCCCGCCAATATCGACACAGCCGCAAACCCAAGCACCGCAATTCCAGCTATCTGCTCCATCACCCCCACCTCCCAATCAGAACCCAGAACCTCATACTGCAACCCTCTCGACAATCGGCGCGTCGGCCTCTGGAAATTCGCGGATGCGCAACTGTCGGCAGACAGCGCGCGTAATTTCGGCTCCGGTCATGTTCCAAGCCATGTCGCGGATCAGCGTCATCATGTTGGTGCGCGACGATGCGGCGACCCGATGCCTTGAACATTCCGCCAGCAGTTCGGATTTCCAACACAGTTCCAAAAGCCGCGCCGCGTGAGGTTCTGGCTGGGCGGACCAAAAGCGCTGCATCGACCAAGCGCCATAGGGGTAGCGTTCCGCGATTTCAGGATAGCCCCAGACGCAGGCTGTCTTTACCCCATCGGAAAGTTCTTTGCCGGGGACAAAGCGAGGTGCGCCGTTGTCATACGGATCAGTGTCCCACCAGCGCTCATGCGCGATGACGATCACTTCATGCGCGGCCCGGCTGAATTGACGAACCTGCTCAGGCAAACGCTTGAGGGTGTCACGCTCCGACTTGATCTCGACCAGCGTAACCCGTTCGTCGGTCACCGCGGCCAGATCGGCACGGCAACCACCCACGACCAGTTCATGGATGATCCGCGCGCCGGGGATCATCTGGCGCAGACGATCGGCGGCATAGTCGCGGATTTCTCGTTCGGATGCTGAACCGCTCACTTCCCAAACCTCCCCATCTCAATCTTACGACAGCTCCAGCACTTCCTCGGCCGCTCCTGCCCCTCGTCACGCTCGCGGGCGCCGCAGAGGCAATCAAGTTCGCGGATGCGGGCCGCGCTCATTCCGCCGTCTCAGCGATGACAGGGCGACGGATGACGTACCGCTTCTGTTCGTTGATCCAGCGCAGATAGCCTTGCTCCATCGCGATCTGCCGCCATTGCAGCGGCACGGCATCAACAAGATCCTGCGTGGCCAGGCCAAGCTTCAGGTCGGAAATGAAATCCTCAAACCGGCCTTGGAAAAACCGATGGCACAGGCTCAGCGCCTTTTCCTTTTCGCTCACTGGCGGGCGATACTGATCGGCAAGATCGATGCACTGGCGCGGTGTGGGAAACCAGTTCAGCTCGGCGCAGGCCCGGCGCGCCATGTAGGCGAGGGCGTCGTTGCTGTATTCCGCCAGAATGCTGGAATAGACCGCAAAACGCATCTTGCCGCTGTCATCGTCCTGCGATTTGCTCGGCAGGGTGGCGCCAAGAAACGTCAGGTGTTTCGTGATCTGGAGCGGCGATGCCCTCCGCTGCCGATCGTCCTGAGTGTCCGCCCAAGCCTTGAGCGCCTTCGCCTCGTCAACCGTTTCCGGAAAACGGATAACGGGCTTGGGCATCACCGGCTTCGTAGCAAGCGTTGAGGAATCCATCCCGCCCGCGACCACGGTTAGCGCTGCCTTGCCGATCGTTTCCATTTCGATTTTCCTTCATGATCCTGTCGTGCTGATCGCGGATCCGGTTGTGCCAAACCTTGTCCCAGTCGATGCGGGCGGCGTCGCGGTTGCGGGTCGCCCAATAATCCCGGAAGCCCTCAAGCTCCCGGACCTCCCGACCGGGGGGCCACTGGCCTGTGAGTTGAGCGACGGATGAGGGGAGGGGGCCGGGTTCCCAATTTGCGGGAATGCGTTGGGCTTTCGCGGGCGTAGCAACCACTGAGGTATCTTTAGATACCGAAGTATATTCTTTCCCTTCTTCTTCTTTGGTCCGCTGTTGCCCCGCTGTTGCCCCGCTTTGCGGTTCGACGTTGCCCCGCTCTGTTCCTTCGGGTGCCTGATATCTGTCGTAATTACAGATAGTTATAATGCTTTGGCCTTGCCCCGCTGCATGGTCCGCTGTTGCCCCGTTTTTGGTACGCACTTCGATCATGCTTTCGGCGCAAAGCAGCTTCAAAAACCGATCGACGCGGCTCTTTGACCATCCCCATTTCTCGGCAAGGAAGCGCTGGGCAAAGCACAGTTCGCCGCGCTGGAGGTCGATCATGTCGCCCTTGACGCGGACGCGGCCCGGCTTCCAGGAAGCGCTCTCGATCAGCCATGCCCATGCATCGCGCCGCGAGTATTCCTGACGGTCGAAAATCGGGTTATCCTGCCACCCGCGATGCATGAGGATGTAGCCGCTCACTCTGCGCCCATCTCCACAATGATCCGGCCAGGCTTAACCGCATCGGCAAACACAAAGGTTGGATCGAAATACTGGTCGTCCACGCCGATGGCGTCCGCGATGCCATCGAGGATGCTCTTGCAAGCCCCCTTCATTCCGTCGCGGTCGCGCCTGCGCTTGTCGGGCGGGCTGATGGTGATCGTCATGGCGATGTGACTGCCCGCCTCATTCCATACGGGATGAAACTTGGCGGCCTTGGCCATCAGGCACGCAAGATCGCGCTGGGCCTTCACCGGCTTGTAATAGCTGCGCCAGTGGTGGCTCTGCCGATAGTTGGGCCATACCTGCGGCACAGGCCAAGGCATGACGATCATGTTGCTCATGCCGCTAACGCCTCAAAAATGGTGATCTGCGGTGCAGGGTTCGCCTCGATCCAAGCCGCAAGGCGCGCCTTCGCCGCCTCCAGATCGTCCAGTGCCTCGTTCATATCGCGATCGGCGGCCCGGCGTTTCTCGGCGGCGCGCGCGATACGTTTTTCCACGATGGAGATTAGCGCCTCCATGCGTTCGCGCTCCGTGTTCAGTTCAGTTGCCACTGGAGGCCTCCATGCGTCGGATGCGCCAGACGCGCATTTCGGCGGCCTTGAGCGTCACACCCAAGGTGCGAGCAATCGTGGGGAAACTAACCTTTCGTTCCCGCAATTCGAGCATCTGGCGGTCCATTTCTTCGGACCAATAATAGCGACGCCGATCACCTGGGCGGTCTGCCAGCGCGATCGCCCCAGCAAGTCTACGGCTTTCGGCATCCGTCAAAGCTCGCTCGCGGGAAATCTTGTCCAGATCCGCGACGATATCGGCCGCATTCTGGCGCCGCGCCTTCCGCCCCGCCTCGTCAACGGCGTCCTGCATTGTTTGCGGCTTCATGCTGCGGCCTCCATGAATGCGAAATTCCGCTGGTTGCACGACGAGCAAAGCATTCCGCCCCGCGTAGCAGCGCGCTTGCCGGGCGGGCGCGTTCCCCATTTGCAGTGGACCCCAGCCTCTTCAGCCTCAGCTTCCAGATCGGCAATCAGCGCCTCTGTCGCAGGGTAGTGATAACGGAGCGCGACACGCTCGCCGTCAGCTGCAAACGCGCCGCACAGGCACTCACCCGACATGCACAGATCATCGACCACCGGGTTACGCGGCAGGTTGAAATGCGACATGTACGCAATCTTGTCGTCGTCCGACCAATTCAAGATCGGGGCAATCCAAAGCTGCCCACCCTTGCGCTGGATCGGCTCGACATTGCCCATACGGCGGACGCTTTCGGACAGGCGGACACCCGTCACCATCCCGATCCGATCTTTCCAGTGCGTCTTATGGTCGCGGACCAGATACTGGACGCAGCGCTCTTTGAGGCGGGTGTACATGAAGAGATGCCCACCCGGACCGGGGAAGCCATGCTTCAACACGATGTCGCGATAGCTGACAGGCGGCCTATACTCTTTCAGCGGCCACACGAACGACGCGGACGTGTCGCGCACGAACTGCTTAGTGGCCGGGATACCTATCGTTGTGTCGATATGTGCAACGCCAGAGAAGGCCGGGTGCAGTGATGCAACATGGCTGGAGCAAAGGCTATCATGGCCGCCGCTGAACAGCCCGAAAAGGTGGCTGGCAGGGTGTAAGGTCAATGCCTGGTCAATGATGCTGTGAGCCTGCGTCACAAGGTCATCGACCGGGTTGACGCCGAACATGTCCACGACACTCACGCCACCCCACCCCGCTTAATCCACCGCCCGACGAACGGCCCGGCGATGAAGGAGGTGGCGGCCCAGAGGGCGAGGGCGCTCATGCTGCGTCCCCATGGCTTGAAACCGGCAGGATGGTCGCAATCAGCATATCCGCCGCCTCACGAACCTTGGGCGCCTCGATGTGGTCGATTCGGCCATCAGCGGCAGCGCTGGCGATCGTGGACAGGTGCGCCATGGCGGTCGCGGTCATCTGCATGGGGCAGGCATCATCGCCGTCATCCATGGGACGTGCCGAATAGTTGATGAGCGCCATGAAGCTGGCAACCGCATGTTCGCCCAGCGCCCAGCAGAGCGACAGGCAATCAGACGACGTGACGCGGCGGTTCTTCGCTGCATCGCGGGACATCAGCGCATCGATCTGATGGATGCTGACACCGCTATCGCTGGCAAGCTGCGTGCGCGTTGTGCTGCGGGCAATGTTGACGGCCCGGTTATACTCCTTGCGGAGCATGTCGCGGATACGCTCGTCCGAAACGATCGGTTCGCTTTGGACAGAATTGTTGCGCTGCATCATGCAGAAGCCTCACTATGAGAAAGGGAAACATCGACCTCAGCCACCGTGCGATGACCGGAGAAATCGAGCGGGCGTTGACGCCAGATGCGCGTGCCGTCTGCGGTGGTGCGGAGGAGGGTGGCGCCCGGATGATTGGGGAGGTGGTGAGGCATTTGCTATGCCGCCTGGCGCATCGAATTGAGAATGGCGCGGCCGATTGCTTCCGGGATCTGCGGAACTACGGCGTTTCCAAGGCTCCCAACTCGGTCCACCCGATCGGAAACCCCATGAGCCACTCGACCCATTCCGGGTTCAGCGCCCCATTCAGCTCTTCCGGCGTAACCATCGTCCGCAATTTCTCGCGCGATCGGGAGCCGCCCCATTTGCACATGGCGGTTCCGCCAGTCGCCGTTACCTTGGTCGGTGTCGGATACAGCTTCACTTGCGCCGATAATTTCGGCTCGCCGCGGCTGTTCCACTTCCCCGCAACTCGATTGACCTTGTCGTCCGCTACGGGGGCTTGCCACAATCCAGATGCGGTCCCTCTCATGAGGGGCGCCAATGTTGGAAGCAGGTATGCAGTGCCATTCTGCATCATACCTGAGCGCGGCCAGGCTCCCGAGAACGGCATCCACCCCTCTATGAAGCAGCGCAGAGACGTTCTCCACGACGACGTAGCGGGGTCGAATGTCGCCAATAAGACGGGCGAACTCATACCAAAGTCCACTGCGCTCGCCTTCCAGCCCAGCGCCCTGGCCGGCGATGCTGATGTCTTGGCAGGGAAACCCGCCGCAGATGACATCGACGGTAATTCCATCGGCAGCAAGTCGGTCACGGGTCAGCGTCCTAACATCGTCATAGCAAGGCACATCGGGCCAGTGCTTCGCCAGCACGCGCCGCGGAAATTCTTCAATCTCGCAAAAGGCAACCGTTTCGAAGCCGCCTGTGCGTTCCAGTCCGAGACTGAAACCGCCAATGCCACTGAACAGGTCGAGGACGCGCAGCTTGTCCATTCAGCCCTCCCGCCCAGGAACAAGCCCAGCGGCAACCACATCAGGACACTCGCACGTCGTGAAATGCTGATGGCACGACTTGCAGCGCTCAACGCCCGCAACCGTGTCCGCGAGGTCTTCAAGGAACTCGGCGGCTTGGTGCTGGATGGTGTCGTCGTAGAAGATGATGGTCATGCTACACTCCCCACGAAGGGAGATTCGTCATGTCGCCAGAAGACCGAGCCTCGATCACGACGAGCATCGCCAACCTTTGGACGTTCAACGCGCTTTTCATTTCGCGCCTCCTTGAGACGCTGCGAAATGAAGGCCTGCCCGCCGACAAGATCGAGCATTTGCTGCAAATCCTTGACCGCGATACTGACGAAATTCTGGATGGCGTTGACGACCAAGCGTATGCGGCAGGGTTGCTTGCGAGCGTTCGGGCGCTTCTTGCGCGGGAGTGAGGATAGGTGCGCTCATGCCGCCGCCGCCTGCATCACCAGTTCGGCCTCGCTAACCGCACCGTCGGTCGCCGCAGCGATCTTCACCGCCAGCGGCAAGGATGGCTGGCGTTGACCGTAAACGATCTTGCGCACCGTGTTTTCGGACTCGCCAATTTGCTCGGCGAAGGCGGCGACCGTCTTATCAACGGCCTTCAGGTGATCGATTAGCCTCATGCAACATGAGATACCCCATTTGGGTACATCGAACAATCACAAAATGTACCCTACTGGTGTTCTTCCCTTTTGTGCCCCATTTGGGCACGAACGCCGCATGGTTCCGAATTATGTATCAGCTTGGCGAAAGCACCGTGGCCTCTCTCAGGATGAGGTTGCGGAAGCGATCGGCACGACCAAGAGTATGTACGGCAAGCTGGAGCGCGGTGAGCGCACTTTGGATACGGACTGGCTGGAAAAGATGGGCCGGGCGTTCAAGTGTGAGCCTTACCAGATAATAGCGGCCGCGCCTGGCGAGCATCCTGCTTCGGGCAATGGCGCTACCCTGGACGACTTAGCCGCCGAGCATGGACTGGTCTTCGTTGACGAAATCGACCTTGCTTTCGGCATGGGCGCCACGTTCCTAGACGACGGCGAACCAGAGGTAATGGGCGTCGTGCCGTTCCGAGAAAACTGGATACACGGGCTGTATTCTGGCGACGTGAAGCACCTGAAGGTTGTGCGCGGTCGTGGCGATTCAATGGAGCCGACGATCAGAGACGGCGATACGGTCCTGGTTGATACTTCCCTTCGCCGCATTGATGATCAGGATCGCATCTGGGCCATTTCCTACGGCGATCTGGGAATGATCCGTCGCATCCGTGTGACACCGAGGGGGTCGTGGATGTTGATGCCCGACAATTCGGTCGTGCGGCCAGACGAGGTAGGCGATGGCGAGACGTTCATCATCGGGCGCGTCATTTGGATCGGGCGGCGCATATGACTGTCGTGGCGATCGTGGGGAAGACGTGAGATTATGACATGAGCGATGATAAAGTCACGCCCCGGCCGGGTGAGCCTGTTCCCAATGTTTGGGAACGACTTCTTACTCCCAAAGAGGTCCATGCGGCAACCAAATGGATTAACGATCGCTCAGTGAAGGCGGGGGATGCTTGCCTTGTCTGCGAAAGCGAAAACAGCCTAGTCCAGCCAGGAATAACGGCGATGCCGGGTGGCGTATCGCCATATAATGATGGTAAAAATTGGGTGCATCCTTGTGTCGTTGTAATCTGCCAGAACTGCGGCTTCCAGCGGTATTTTAACGCGGTGATCATGGGCCTTGCCGATGGCGACAATCCAGCAGCAGGAGAGTCCTGATGGTTCAACCGATTGACTTGGATGAGCGTAGGCGGATCCGGGGGGCGGTAGGTAGCGCGACCAATACCCCCTTGAATACGGGCGGCCCAGGTGGCACATCTGGAGGCATGGAAACGTGGCCAGCCAGCATTGACCGTCGCGTAGGGCAGGCGGAAACAGACGTCCGTACTTTGCTCAATCGCGGTGCAATCGCCGTAGTCGCATTGGCCGCGATGATAGGCGGTCTATACCTCTTTGTCGGTGCACAGGATCGAGACATTGAGCGCCGCCTATCTGCTGTTGAAGCGACAGTATCCCGCCTAGACGAACGAACGGCGTCGATGCAAAAGCAGCAAGACGACATGGATGGCAAACTGGACAAGCTTCTACAGAAGTAAATGCGCCACCTCTCCTTGGCCGTCGTCGGCGCCCAATATGAAAACAAATCCGGCCCGACCCGCATGTTCGAAATCAACATGTGCGAACCTGGCGAGATGGTCGAGCTGCGACCTGAGCCTAAGAACAAGCATGATCCCCAAGCCATAGCCGTCTATTCCGCGCGCGGTATCCAGATCGGATACATCCGCGCTGAACGTGCGCCGTTGATCGGCAAAGCTATGCGCGACGGGATCGTGCAGGCCATCTTCCAGCAAAAAGAGCAATGGGGCGCGACCATTCGCGCGCATCTCGACGGCAGCGACCCGATCCTGCCGCCGCCTACCGACTCACGCGCCGCCGATTGGCCGCCTCCGGGGTCGGGGGATGCAGACTGGTGGCCAGACGAGGAATGGCCCGACTAATAAAATACCCGCACAGGGCATCTTATAGTTTGACAGATACCCAAATAGGGCACATACATCCTCTCACACCAGATGAGGGCGGCCTTCTCCTTCCTCATCGCATTGGAGGATGGAAGATGGACGAACGGTTTGATGGTCTTGCCCCTGAATTTCGACCGGGCGGCTCGAAAGATCCCAAGTGGATGCAGGGCGTCCGTTCGCTGCTGGCCGATGGCGCCGCATCCGTTGAACCGCAGATCGTGGTGGACTTGTTCGCCTATTACGATGCGGCGAAAGGACATGGCACCCGGCCATCATTCTTGGAGCGGTTGGAGGTCATGTGGGCCGAAACTGCCAGCCTCATCAGCCACCATCACGCCGACGACAGCACGAAGGAATGGGGCCACGCAAACAATTTGCGGCCGCTTCTTTTGGAGCTTGAGCGCCAGATCAAGTCGTACAGCGGTCCCCGCCCGGACGGCAAAAACTACCTGCTCGGCGCCGACTTCCGCATCGACTGGCCGACCACCCCCGAAACAGGAGCCTGAATCTCCCCGGACCCCGGCACCACCGGGGCGAGGCTGAGATTCAGTTTGCAGGAGGTTTCACATGGACTCCGAGATTAAACACACAAAGGGGCCTTGGGCTGTGTCCAAGAAGGCGTCTCGCCGCGTAACCGCTGATGGCATCGTCATCTGCAACGCGGTTCTGCGCAACCGTGGCGGGCCGAAGCACAAGACCTACATGAAGGATGAGCATGAGGCGGAAGCTAACGCTGAACTGATTGCCGCCGCGCCGGAATTGCTGGAAGCCCTGATCGAAGCAGAAGTGCGCCTCCGGTATTCTGGGGATCGCTTCCACGATGTTGGGGCGCCTGATCGCGCAGAAGCCGATTGGGCCGCTGCCGATAAGGCCCGCGCCACGATCGCCAAGGCAACCGGGCAATGACCGCCGCGCTGCACCCCATAAGCGCCTTCACGGCCCAGCCCAGCGACTTCACCCGCGCGCAAATCCTGATCCAGGGCCACATCGCGCAGGTTGACGCGGCATTGCGGACTCTGCGCGCGAACCGCGAAACCATGCTGCCGTCGATGGCGGACATGCATGCGGACAAGCTGGGCCGCCTTCACCGGACGCTGATCCACGATCTGGATTGCGTCTTGGCCGCGCCGCTGGGCTGTCAGCCTTACATCGGACGCTGGAACCACAACGGTCGCGGGCCGAACGTCTTGGATGCCTGCGAGGCTGTGGATCGGTCGATCGGTAAGCGCCATGCTTATCGGGACATGCTTGCCGCTCGTCGTGGTGGTTTGGTGGTGGTGTCGTGAGCAAGGCCGTTTGGAAATTTCCGCTGTGGGTCGGTGGGATGGTGGAACTGTCCATTCCCCAGCCGGGCAACATCGTCCTGGTTGGCGCTGATCCCGCAGCTGGGAATCCTGCAATCTGGGTCGAGGTGTATGGGGCGGACTCGGTGACGGTTGACCGGAAGTTTTATATCAGAGGCACCGGCCACACTGTCGATATCGATGACGTGCATGTTGGCTCTTACATCGACGGCCCGCACGTCTGGCATGTGTGGGAGCGGTCGAGATGACCCTGCGCGCCCCACCCCGCGAACCAGATCCGCCGCGCGAGCAGTGGCCGATGGGGATCACCATCGGCGCAGTCGTCGCAATCATCTTCATTTTTGGTCTGGCACTTGTCGCCGTCCCGAACCCCGGAGCAATCTGACATGGCAACATCACCTGTAATAGAGTTGCAGCCCAATCTGGCCGCTATGCTGGTTGCGCTGCATCGCTGGCGGGCTGTCCCGGTCGCGGACAATGCGGCTTCGGACCAGGCGCAGCGGAATGTGGATGCGCTGGAGCGGGCTATCGCTGATCGCGTCAATGCGCTGATCGCCTGCGATGGCGTGACGCTGGCTGATATTGCGGGGGCAGGGCTGTGACCCGCGAGGTTCGCGATTATTCGCAGCGCTTCGACGTGCAGGCCCACGGCTTCAACCCGGATGTTCCTGTTGCCGGGTTCTACCGCTTCCGCATGCGGTCGGGCGGGGCGCTGTGCGGTGTTCGCATCTGGCACGGTCAGCCGAGCGATCCTGTCACCGGCGAGCTGCTGGACCGGTCGTTGCGCTGGCAAGCTCAGGTCAATGGCGATCCGGTCGATCTGGCCCGCGTCTGGCCGAAGTGCGCCGCCGATCCGATCGATGCCGACGAATACGAATATCTCCGGTCTGTCCAGTCGTGGGCCAAGCAGCACGCGCCGACCAGCCCTCAAGCCAATCTGATGCAGCGGATCAATCCGCTCACCGCTCCGACCCCGTTTTAAGAAAGGAACCGTCATGGCAGTTGTCCAGCGCGCCCGCGCACCCGAAGCCGATGAAAACCCGCGCGCCACCATTGGCGGCAACAATCCTCCGATCGACCAGCAGATTGTCATCGATCTGTCCGAAGCGCTGGCCGCCGAGGGGCTGACTGCGCGTATCAGCGATTTGATCGCCGCAGCCGGTCGCGCGCCGAACATCACCAGCCCTGAAATCGCCGGGCGCTATGCCGACCTGATCAAGCAGATGGTCGCGGCGGGCAAGGCAGTGGAAGCCGAGCGCGAGAAGCTGAACCGCCCGCTGCTTAATGCCCAGCGCGCATTGAAGGGCAGGGCGGACGCCATCACCGCGCCGCTCAAGGATGCGGAGACGGAGGCGCGCGCCAAGGTCCGCCGCTATGACGCCGAGCAGGAAGAAATCGAGCGGCAGGGGCGTATCAAGCGTGAAGCTGCCGAGCAGAAGGCTCGCGAGGAAGCGGAAGCCGAACGCCGCCGCTTGCAGGCGATTGCCGACGAGGAAGCGCGGCAGGAGCGCTTGCGCCTCCAAGCCATTGCGGATGAAGCAGCCCGCAAGGAACGGCTGCGGTTGCAGGCAATCGAGGACGAGCGAGCCGCTGCCGAAGCCCGCGAAGCCGCCAAGATCGAGGTGCAGGCCGAAACCGTCGAGGTCGCTGCGCCGGTGGTCGAGGTCGAGGTTGCCTATCAGCCCGCCACGCCGGAACCGGAGCGGACTGTCATTCAGGGCGACATGGGCGCCAAGGTTGCCCGCGTCACGGTGTGGAAGCACGAAATCCTGAGTGTCCGCCAGCTGCCTGACAGCATCCTCAAGCACGCCAAGGTGGTCGAGGTTCTGGACAAGATCATCGCGGCCCAGGTCAAGGGTGGCGTCCGTGAAATGAAGGGATGCCGCATCTTCTCCGAAACCGCGACGGCGATCCGGTGATGTTCAAGCCTCGCCCATATGATCCGCTGCGGAGATACAACCAGACGCCGACGCAGCAAGCCGCGACAGAGCGAAATTTCCGCATCTTTCGTCTGCACGGCCTGCACTCCGCAATGCACATGCTCACCGGCCCCCGCCGCGACATGGCGCTGATGCTGGTGGATCAAGAGCTAATCGCGATGGGCGCGGACACCACAGCAGAGAGCCAACGTAAGGCCATCCACAAGCGATTGGCGAAGCAGCGTCGCGAGTTGGACGAAAAAGTCTGCTCCGACTGCGGCAAAAAATTTCTCGAATGTGACTGCATTCCATTCTGAAAGGACCAACCATGAACGCACAAACTGTCCGCAGCCGCGCCATCGCCGCGCAGGACCAACAGATTGCCGCCAATGTCGCCAAGATCGAGGCTACCAAGGCGCGCCCGTCTGCGTTGGAGGCGCTGGCCGGGAAGCTCAACGTCAGCCCCGGCGCGCTCACTACGACGCTGAAAAGCACGGTGTTCAAGGGTGCCAGCAACGAAGAGTTTGTGGCGCTGGTGATCGTGTCGAACGCCTATGGCCTGAACCCGCTGCTCAAAGAAATCTTTGCTTTCCCGGCCAAGGGCGGCGGCATCATCCCGGTTGTCAGCGTCGATGGCTGGATCCGCATCATCAATGAGCATCCTGCTTTCGACGGTATCGAGTTCAACGACATCGTTGATGAGGACGGCAAGCTCTACGCGATCGAAAGCGTGATCTACCGCAGCGACCGGACGCGACCGATCAAGGTCACGGAATATATGGACGAGTGCAAGGGCGCTGGCCCAGCGTGGCAGAAGACGCCCAAGCGGATGCTTCGCCACCGCGCACTGATTCAGGGCGGACGTGTCGCGTTCGGCTTCTCTGGCATCTACGTCGAGGATGAGGCGCAAGCTTTCGTCGGCACGGTTCAGCAGGACGGTGGCGAAAATGCGCGCCAGGCGATGCCGACGCGGGATCAGGTTCGGATCGCTCATGATGCCGAAACCGGCGAGATCGAAGAGGTGGACGAAGAAGAAGCCGCCCGCGCTCTCGATGCTCAGGCGGGCAACTGGCAGGACGGGCCGGGCGATGAACAGCGCGGCGAAGCACTGACCCTCGATCAGGCGATGGAGGAAATCGACCGCTGCCAAACCGTGATCGACGTCAATTCCAAGCTGGAAGCGCTCTGCCTCGACCTGTCCGAAGCTGACGGCGACGAGCTGCATGTTCATGCCAGCGTCCGCAAGACGGAATTGGGCAAGTGACCACCAAAGGCCAAAAACAGACGAAGGTCCGTGGCCGCTCCAAGATCACCGGAGAACGCCGCGCGCGGATACTCGCAATCCTTGGCCCCGGCCTCTGGGTCCGAAGCCGCAGACTGCATGACGCTGCTTGCCCGGAGCTTACCCTGATCGGTTTCCGCCACCTCATGCGCTGGATGCGCGTCGATGGCTACCAGCTGGAATCCGAAGGTGGCGCTCAAGGCCGGGGCTGGCGGCTGATTTCTGAACCGAAGCAAATGGCCCTGGCGGCCTGAGAGGAGATTAGCAATGTCACAAGCAACTTTGATGAAGTCGATTATGGAAAAGCTTGGGTTCGCACCGCAACAGCAGACGATCACGCTAGCTGAGCATGTCCGCATCGTCGCGGAGAAGGTTGGAGAGGCGCGCAAGGGCTTGCAGACGAGCCTTACCGCTTCCGAAAGCCGCGGCAACAACTGGCGGGCTTCCGCGTTCAAGGCCGCTCGCCGGATAGAGGATCTGGAAACCGAACTGGCCACCCTCAAAGCCGAGCGCGATGGTATCCTGCGCGACAAGCTGGCCGAAAGCGAGCGGGCAAAGCTGGCCGAACAGCGCGTCAACTCATTGTTGGATGAGATCGCGGCTCTCAAGCCTGACGCCGAAAAGCATCGGGAAAAGCTGCGCCGGGATCGTGCCTACGTCACGTCCAAGCGCGCGCAGAAGGTTGTGCTGGCTGCCTAACAATCCCCACGCCTCCACCCGCGACGAACCCCCTGACGCGGACACGGGCAGCATAGCGCACAGCGATGGCAAAGCTGGGGCGCGGGAGATTTGATTATGAGGCACAACCTAGAGGCGCACGGCATGGGATGTTGGATCGTCATAGTGATGATCGGCCTGAGCATCTACGCGGTGCTTCACATCGCGGGTGTCGCAGCATGACCCGCCCCCAACGCCCCGAAGAAACCCGCTGGCGAGCCGTCCATGCGATGGGGGACCGGAACCCGGTGATTGTGCTGAGCGATCGGCGGAAGCGGCAACCGTCTGGGACTTCCACAAGCATCTGGCAGCGGGGCCGGAAGCAAAGTGCGGTTTATGAGTGAGCGGCGCGACCTTGCGATGATCACTGCGCTGGAAACGGTGATGGGTGAAATGGGCGACATGCGGATTCCCATATCGGCGCTGTGGCTGGAGCGCTTGATCCGCCGCGCTGGTGTGGATTGGGAGATCTACGATCATGAGGAACCGCGCGAAGTCGAGGGGTGCGCATTGGGCGCGCTGTGCCAGATCGCGCGACGGAACATGACCTATCGGCAGCATGACGATCTTGCGCCTGCCATCGAGTGGACGCCCGATCGGAATGTTCCAGGCGCGTATCGTGTAGGCCACAGCCAGCCGCCGCATGTCGCTGATGGCATGGTTGCCCACGTTTGTATCGGAGACGGGGCCTTCATGGAGATACCGAACCCGCAGGCTGGCCATCATGGCAGCATTGGATGGGTGATGACGTGGGGCAACTATCAGCCAGTCAGGCTCACAGCCCGCAGCCTGATTGAGAGCTACACTTATCTGATTTCCGGCTCCATCAACATGAAGGAGGCCACCCACCGGCTGCGGCTGTTGCGAAATGCCTACCGCTCGCTCGCGTTAAAGGAGCCACATAATGACTGACACCATCGCAGAATTGCGCGCGCTGCTGGCGAAGGCGACGGGTGGGCCTTGGGATCATTTGGAGGGCATGGGCATCGTTCGCGCATTGCGTGGCGATGTCGCTATCCCGCTGTTCGAAACGCGAACCCCTTGGCATGATCCGCAGCACGGTGCGCCGACTGTCCGCTTGGCAGGCGAGGTGGTTTTTCGGGCCAACAGCGAGGGCGCTAAAACGTCCGAGGCACTGGGGCGCGAATGGAACAATGCCGCGCTGGTTGCCGCTGCCCTCAACGCCCTTCCCGCCCTGCTGGATTGGGTGGAGGCGGGGGAAAAGGCTTTGCGAATGGCGAAGGACTTGCTCGACACCATCGAGCAGACGCCGGGTAACGTGTGGCATGTCGTTGCCGACGATCCTGAAACAGCGGTTGGCGACACCTATAGCGCCGTTGACGCAGCTCTCCAGCAGAAGGCCGACGCCCCATGAGCGAGATGATTGAGAGGGTGGCGCTTGCCATCCTGAATAGCGATCGTAGGGCGGCGGGACTGACGCCAGCCAAGAGCCGCGACGAAATCCCTGACAGTGACGGTTATGTGCGCAATGCCATCGCCGTCATCAACGAGATGCGCGTGCCGACCGAAGAAATGATCGTGGCAATGCACGACGGCGCGATGGGCGGTTTCGGCGAGGACATGGGTGATGCTCAACGGCAATATGTCGTTGATTGCTGGGCTGACATGATCGTTGCAGCGGGGGCGGATCAATGATGTCCGCCATCGACGCTGCTTTGTGGGGGGATTGAGGGTGGGGGCAGAAACTCAAATCTCATTCCCGCGCAGCCCTGAGATCAAACGACTCATCAAGGCAGCGACGGACGCATATAAAGCTGCGGGCCTACAGGTCGGGTCGATCGACGTTCGACCTGACGGCATCAGGATCTACCCCGCAGAAAAGGCACAGGGCCAGTCGGCATATGAAATCTGGAAGGCGCAAAACTAAGGTCGAGACAGGCTTGCATATCGTGCACAAGCTGCGACCGGGGAAGCCAGCGCTTTTCTATGTCTATGCCTATCGCGGCGGCCCCCAGGTCCATACCTGCGAAGGTGAACGCCCGACTATAACGCCCGCGATCCTTGATGCAGCCGCCGACGCGCGCCGTCACATGATCGCCGCGGCATCCGATAATCTGGACCGCTTGATAGCAGCCTACCAGCGCAGCCCCGAATGGAGCGGGCTGGGTGAGCGCACCAAGAAAGACTATCGAATCGAACTCAAGAAGCTGAGCATCAAATTCGGCAAGGTGCCGTTCCCGGTTTGGAACGACCAGCGGATGCGCGCCGATGTAATGGCCTGGCGCTCCGAACTCTCCAGCAAGCCGCGCACAGCCGACAAAGCGATCGTCATGCTATCCACCGTGCTATCTTGGAGCGCGACGGAAGGGCTGATCAACCGCAATGTCGCCGCTGGCATCCCAATGCTCTACAAGTCCGACCGATCGCTTATCATTTGGGCCGATGTGGACTGGCAGGCGATCGAGCCGCATTGTTCGGTCGAACTTTGGCAGGCGCTCCGATTCGCGGGCCTCACCGGTTTCCGGCTTGGCGATCTGGTCAATGTTGCCGTCGAGCATGTCGGGCCGAGCGCCATCGTTTTTGTTACATCGAAGCGCAAGAAGCGCGTCGTCGTGCCGCTGCTGGACGAACTGCGCGCCTTGCTTTCCGAGATTGGCCGACAGTCCGGCACCATCCTGCAAAATAGCCGGGGCAAGCCGTGGACCGAGAGCGGGCTAGGTGGCGTATTTCAGAAGGCGAAGGCTAAGGCAGCAGGGTTCGATAAGGCGCTACGCATCCATGATCTGCGCGGCACCTATGCAACATGGCTGGCACGCAAGGGGCTTACCGATCAGGAGATTGGTCGCATCGTCGCATGGTCCGAGAAGCAGGTTGCCGAGATCCGCATGCGCTATGTGAACGAGGAGCATGTTGTTGCATCGATAGTTGAGCGATTAAATAGAAATTCCGCGTGA